AAATAATCAAGGAGATTATGCCATATCTATTGGATGGGCTGCTGGTACAAACAATCAACCTGCCCGTACAATCATATTGAATGGCAGCGGTAGTGCAGTTGGTGGTAATCCCACACAAACTGATCGTTTTTATGTTGCTCCAGTTCGCAACGATGTGGCCAATGTGGGCCAGGTCATGTTCTACAACACCACATCAAAAGAAATCACTTACGGTAACACCATCAATATTGCTGGCAATATCAATGCCAATCAATACAATTTTGCCAATGGTGTCAACATATTAAGTGGTATCACTGCCGTAGCCAATCTAAGCAATCTAACCGGTAATATTAGCTGGACTGCTGTTGGTGCTAATCCGCCAACATTTACAACAACCAGTAACGGAACCAAGATTGTACTTTGGCCATCAATTAGCAGTACAATGGTTGACTATGCTATAGGTATTGAGGCTGGTAGTACTTGGTTTAGTATACCACAAGCTACCAATAACTTTGGCTACAAATGGTATGCTGGTAATACAACCATTGCAACATTGTCAGGTAACGGCACATTAACAACTGGTAATATTACCACAACCGGGGATGTCTCGGCAACTAACTTTGTTGGTAATGGAGTGGGCCTAACCAATGTGACAGTGAGTGCGGCTGGTAATATTGTTGGTACAAGTAGCAATGTAACCTTGGTGGCTGGTAACTATTCATATACGTTTGATAATACTGGTAATGTTACGCTACCGGCCAATGTGTTTGTTGGTGTGACCAACACCTTCTTACCAAACACTGTGACTAGTTTTAGTTCCAACGTCAATTACTATAGTCAGGTAACACTGCAAAACAAGAGCAGTGGTAACGATGCTACAGCAGATTACATTGTGACTGCCAATAACGGCAGTGACACAGTTAACTTTTTAGATCTAGGTATTATCAACAGTGGATACGACAACACCACACCAAGTAATAGCCTGGGCAATATTGTATTTGCTGCAGATTCCTATATCTATGCACAGGGCAACACCAGCAATGCAAATCAAAGTGGTGGTAACCTAGCAATTGGTACATCAACCACAGGCAAGGCTATTAAATTCTTTGCCGGTGGCACAACATCATCGGCAATTGCCATGACAGTTGCTAATACTGGTGTTACAGTTGGCGGCAACTTGACTGCAACCGGTAACATCAGTGCCACTGGCAGTATTTTGGCAACTCCGGCTTGGACCAGTGCCGGAGCAATCACACTCACAGCAACCACTACCAATCCCACAAAAGGTACAACAACATACGACAATATCAGTTATCGTCAACTTGGTGCAAAACAGTGGGAAGTGGTAATGACTTACATACAAACTGTTGCCAATGGTGTCAATGGCTCGGGAGATTACTTGGTCACATTGCCTAATGGTCTAAGTTTTGACACCACATTGCCAAGTCAACAAATTTACACAACCAATATTGGTACATATACCTTTGCTTTGATGTCTTACATAATTCCAAGTGGCAGTGGCTTGATCAACAACGATACGCTTGGAGGACAAGTTTATCCAATAGTGTATAATGCCACCAAGTTCCGCATATTGACAACAAGCTGGGGTAGTGCTATACAATGTTGGGGTAGTGGGTATTATAGTTTAGGTGGTGATGACCCAAAAATACAATTGACATTTAGGTTTACATCCACATGATCATCCAAGGTGTAACTCTAAGGAATATAAATGTATATGATTCATCGTTCTCCAGTGTTACTGATAATTTAGTTGCCTATTACAATCCTGACTTGACTACAAGTTATCCAGGAACAGGAACCACACTGTTTGATATTTCCGGCAATGGGCTGAACGGCACAATGAGCAACATCACTTACACTGATCCGTACTTTACTTACAATGGTACCACCAGTCAGGTCAATATTCCGGATAATGCATTACTAGAACCCGGATCCGGAAGTTGGACCATGGAAGCCTGGGCTTATCTCGGCAATACAGGTGCAGGATCCAAAACTATTCTGGGTAAATTTGATCCGGGCGGTGGAGCACAAGATGTATCATATTCAATACGTATAAGTACAGCCGCCGTGTCTGCACAGATGGGTGATGGTCTAGGTAACTACGTCAACAGTACAAGTTACACAATGTCGCTGAATACGTGGGTACAAATTGTTTATGTTTGGAAAAATGGTGCCACTAAAACACTAGAAACTTACATTAACGGCGCAAGCATAGGATCTGTCAATCATAGTTTATCCAGTATCTTGAATACACCAGCTAACTTGTATCTGGGCAGTTACAACGGTGGAGAATATAGTCAGTATTTTACTGGCCGTATAGGTATAACAAGATTGTACAATGCCGCACTCACCAGCGCACAAGTGCTGCAAAATTACAATGCAAACAGATCCACTTATGGACTGTGATCAACTTGGTATATCATAACTGTTGATTTGTCATAGAATATACTGTATAATTACAGTATGCTAGAGTCCGTTCAACAAGCCGTCGTACAACTATTACCCGCTCGACGTAAAGCCGGCCAAAACGGATGGACAAGTTTTAACGCACCTTGTTGCGTACATAATGGAGAAACCGCTGACACAAGGGGACGAGGCGGCATAAAAACAACAAATGGACAAATTTCCTATCATTGCTTTAATTGCGGTTATACTAGTAGTTTTATTCCGGGGCGGCATTTAACATTCAAATTTCGTAAACTATTATCTTGGTTGGGTGCAGATGATTTAACTATAAGAAAATTAGTCATTGATGCAGTCAGATTAAAAGATCTGGTAGCACCCGAAGATCTAGTCAAAGAACCTGAAACAGAGATTAGGTTTGAAGCAAGAGCATTGCCTGAAGAAGCCAGGAATATAATTGACCTAGCATCATTCTATGCCACTGGTGATTACAACAACGTGCCTGCTGCACTACTAGCTGGTATAGAGTATGTGCATCGTAGACAGATAGATATAGAAAAATATAAATTTTACTGGACTCCCGAAGAAGCATATAATCTACATCGCAGAATCATCATTCCGTTTTATTATCAAGGTGAGACGATTGGGTATACCGCACGAGCCATGGTGGATGGTATTAAGCCCAAGTATTACAGTAGTCATCCTGCAGACTTTGTGTTCAACTTGGATATGCAACAACGGGATTGGCAGTTTGTCGTTGTGTGCGAAGGACCGTTTGACGCAATGAGCATTGATGGTGTTGCATTGAGTGGCAGTGAGGTATCGGACCAACAAGCCGAACTAATTGATCGACTACAACGTGAAGTTATAGTTGTGCCTGATGGTGATCGCGCCGGTAAGAAATTAATTGACCGTGCTATAGAACTAGGATGGACTGTGAGCTTTCCGGTGTGGTTAGAAACGTGCAAGGACATTAACGAGGCAGTAGTTAAATATGGTAAGTTGTTTGTGCTAAAGACCATACTAGATGCAAGAGAAACCAGTAAGTTAAAAATTGAGTTAAAGAAGAAACGTTTGTATGCTTGATAAAATAAAAGGGTTTCACATTGAACCAACAAATATCTGTACATTAAAATGTCCTAAATGTTCAAGAACAAAATTTATAGAACAGTTTCCTAGCAAATGGAAAAATCAACAATTAAATTTAGAACATTTGAAAAGTTTCATTGACATTCCGTTAGATGGAAAATTAATTAGTCTATGTGGCGACTACGGAGATCCTATATACTACGATCAATTATTTGATTTAGTACAATGGGTAAAACAAAATGGAGCAAATATATCTTTGCATACAAACGGAAGTTATAAAACTAAATCTTGGTGGCAGGAATTAACTTCGTATCTAGATAAAAACGATACCGTAATTTTTGCTATAGACGGTGTTCCGGAGAATTTTACCGAATATAGAATCAATGCAGATTGGGATTCAATTAAAATTGGTATAGAAGAAACTACAAAAATAACTAAAACCGTATGGCAATACATACCCTTTAAGTACAATATTAATAGTATCAGTAGTGCAGAAAAATTAAGTCGTGAACTGGGATTTACAGAATTTAAACTACTTCAAAGTTCTCGTTGGGATTCAATTAATGATCCATATCGGCCTGCAAACGAATATCGTATTATACATGATAAAGAAATAAAATTTAAACAAAATGAAAGAGCAATAAAAATTGTACCTCGATGTAAAAATACAAATACTGATCATTTTATAACTGCTGGTGGATTTTATGCACCATGCTGTCATGTACCAAATCATAACTTTTATTATAAAACAGAGTTCTATAAAGATAAAAACAAGTACGATATAAGTAAGACTACAATTACAGAAGTACTCAGAGAAACTAAAAATTTTTTTAATAATCTAGAAACAACTAAACCAACATACTGCATTTACAATTGCCCTGATTATGACTAAAGACTACAACGCCGATATACAAAAACTATTTTTAGAGATGATGCTGCAAGACGCAGAAACATATGTGCGTGTGCAGAACATTTATAATCCTGAAAACTTCGATCGTAGTCTACGTACTACTGCAGAGTTTATTAAAAAACACAGCGATGATCATAAAACATTACCTACTAGGGATCAAATTAAAGCAACTACAGGGGTAGAACTACGCCCAGTCCCGGACATGATTGAAGGACACTATAACTGGTTCTTGGAAGAATTTGAAGGCTTTAGTCGTCGCAATGAACTAGAACGTGCTATCCTTAAAGCAGCAGACTTACTAGAAAAAGGCGATTATGATCCAGTAGAAAAATTAATCAAAGATGCTGTACAGATTAGTTTAACTAAAGACATGGGCACAGACTACTTTGAAGATCCTAGAGCTCGACTAATGGCAATTAGGAGCAACAACGGGCAAGTAAGCACAGGATGGCCTACTATGGACGCTAGACTGTTTGGTGGTATGAATAGAGGCGAGCTTAACATCTTTGCTGGCGGATCAGGGTCTGGTAAAAGTTTGTTTATGCAAAACATTGCCATTAACTGGATGACTGCAGGACTCAATGGTGTGTTCCTTACACTGGAACTTAGTGAAGGTCTTACTGCTATGCGTATGGATGCCATGGTAGCAAACTGCAGCACCAAGGAAATCTTTCGAGATCTAGACACATTAGAAATGAAGATTCGCATGGTGGGCAAGAAGTCCGGCAAGTTACGTATCAAATACATGCCAGCACAGAGCAATGTGAATCAAATACGTGCATACTTGAAAGAATTAGAAATACAAACAGGTATGAAGGCAGACTTTATCATGGTTGACTATTTAGATCTTGTTATGCCAGTTAGTGCCAAAGTCAGTCCCAGTGACCTGTTTGTCAAAGACAAATATGTGTCAGAAGAACTACGTAACTTAGCCAAAGAGTTTAACATCTTGATGATCACAGCGTCGCAGTTGAATCGTAGTGCAGTTGAAGAAATTGAGTTTGATCATAGTCATATTAGTGGTGGTATAAGTAAAATTAACACAGCAGATAATGTGTTTGGTATTTTCACCAGTAGGCAAATGAAAGAGCGTGGTCGCTATCAAATACAACTTATGAAAACACGCAGTAGCAGCGGCGTGGGTACCAAAGTAGATCTTGAATTCAACATTGAAAGTCTACGCATTACAGATCCTGGTGAAGATGCACAATCAGAAAACGGCGGCCATGGACACCAGACTGGTCGGGGTATCATGGATCAAATCAAGAGTACTAGTACAGTTACTCCCATGATTGCTGCTAAACCTCGGGAAGGCTTTAACATTGAAAATAAAGTTCAAGCCACCGTTGATAGTACTAAATTAAAAAATATGTTGGCCAGTTTAAAAACCAAAACAGAATGAATAGCGAAACTATAGACTTTGAATTTCATCTATTATCGGAGTATTGGAACCAACCACCTCAAGCAAAAATTGCAGTTGACAATATTGAATACTTCAATGATGTTGTTCCTAAAGGACCACATGTTATAAAATTTACACATACTTGTGACTTCGATAAGCCACATCAATTAACCTTGACCAGATCCGGCAAAGATGACAGACAATGTAAAACATTACCCAATGGAAAAAAGTTAGATCAAATTTTGATATTAGAAAAACTTAAAATTGATGGCGTAGATATACGAAACATTGTTTGGTCCAAGAGCATTAATGTAGCCGAGTACCCAGAGCCCTGGGCCACTGAACAACGTGCTGCAGGACACTTGCTAGAAGAAGAAGCCATAGGTGTCACAACATTTGGGCATAACGGAACATGGTACTTAGATTTTACTAGTCCATTTTATGTTTTTATCATGCGCTGGATGGGCGGAGGTCCAGAATGATTGAATATAACGGTATACAATTAACTAAAAAGCTAATTCCTGTAACAGATACATATATGCAAGAGTTAAAAGAGGGATGGTATAATAACTCACAAACTACAGTTGGTAATAATGACTTTATACCAATGGCCGACGAGTGGTTTAAGAGTACTCGTATCAACAACTTGCAGGGCTGGGATCAGTTTCCTTGTACAGATATTATATTAGGCTGTACTCATTACATTGAATCTATTGTTTTAAAATACGGGTGGAATGGATTCCAAATCTTACCCGAAGATTATGCATACTACGGACTAATGGGTAAGTTTGGTATTGAAGTTGGCAATTTAGCACCTAATGTTCCTTTATTAGTATCTTTACCAAATTGGAAATATTCTGATCTACGTCCCGAGTGGGCGGCAGTATTACAGGAGTGCGAGCAAAAGAACATTGATATTCACATCGACATGGCCTGGATGACGACAGCTAAAGATATAGCGATAGATCTAAATCACCCCAACATAAAGTCCTTTGCAATGAGCATGAGCAAGTATAACATGCAATGGAATAGAATTGGATTACGCTGGACTAAACAACGAACCATGGATTCAATTACTATTTTTAATCACTATTACGGAGATGTAAACAATGGTACTGTATCATGTGGTGCATATATGCTAAACAATATTTCACGTGATTATGTATGGGATACATACGGCACAAAATATAATTCTTTATGTGAAGATCATAATTTAATCAAGACCAAATTATTACATGTAGTTAAAATTCCTGGCAATGATTATCCTGTTGGAATTGGGCATTTATTAGCATGACATTAGATTTTGCACTAATTGAAAAAAGTATCCAATATGCACTTGACAGTTTAAAATCAAGTGCAATTGTTTGTCCGGGACTATTACATGTATCAGAATTATTGGATCCGGTATTACTTGTAAAATTACAAGATTATATATTTGATGATAGACTAGTATGGGAACGCCAAGAAGACCCACTTGCATTATCACGATACTTTGGTAGGAAAAAAATAAACTGGATTCCGGATTCTGTAATTGAGGAAACCCACATGGTACTTGATGGGCTCACTGACTATCTTAATCAACGTTTTAACAAACAGAATAAATTTGAAGGACTTTCCATATGGAAAGATGAGCACACATATCAGGTTTCCTTGCATACAGATAATCCCAAGATTGACATGTCTGTTCAAATTTACTTAGATGGCAATGATACAATGGATTTGGGTACAAGCTTTCAACTTGATGATACAGTAATTAAACTCCCTTACAAAACTAATTGCGGATACTTAATGGACAACAGACAGAAGATCTCACATTTTTATAATGGAAAGTCACCTGAAAATTACCATCGTTACAGCCTTTATGCTGTTTGGGCTAACGCAAATAAATAGCTAATACTGGGGTAAATTTTGCAAAAAAAGACACGAAGTATCCTTGATGAGCTAGCACACATGCCTGTTAATAAAGACAGGGAAAATCTTGTGGAAAGCCGTGCTGGACATGTTATCTCGGGTGCTATCAATTTGATTAATTATATCAAAGAACATTATGATGCTGATCAAGCCGCTGAGTTAGAGCGTAGGTTATTAAATAGTATTAGAGCACAGGACCCTGCAAAATTTAGTCGAGGCGTTAGGAGATTCAAAGATGGTAGTTAATGAAGGCGGTAATGTATTTAAAGGGGCTAACAAAGAGCCTCTAACACAGCGTATTAATCGTGCGGATGTACCTGCCACTATTAAGTGGCTCGAAAGTGCTACTGGGCTAGCATTTCCTGAGTCAACTTGGCTAGGTACTACAGGGCGGAAATCAAGCTCAGGTGACTTAGATTTATCAGTTGACGAGTCTAAGTTAGATAAAGACACACTAATTAACACTTTACTAGCCAACGGTCTAGATAAAAATAGTATTAAAAAGTCTGGAGATAGTGTACACGTTAAAGCCCCTATTGCTGGTAACCCTGGCAACGGTTTTGTACAAGCTGATTTAATGTTTGGAGAACCAAACTGGCAATCGTTTAGTATGAGTGGGTCAGCAGAAGGCAGTCAACTAACTGGTATGAGTCGCCATATTATATTGGCTAGTATAGTTAGTGCATTGCACCCGGGGCTTAAATGGAGTTACAAAAACGGTCTAGTGGATCGTGCGACAAACACCACTATAGAAAATGGTAAGAGTCCTGCTACACTGAGCAAAGTTACTGGCATACCTGTAGCCAAGTTAACCTCCGCTGATGATATTATTGATGCTGTTAGTAAACGACCCGACTATGCTCAATTGGTAACAGCAGCAAGAGAAACACTGGCACAGAGTGATATACAATTGCCCGAAGCAGCACCTACACCAGGCACAGCAGCATGGTTTAGAACATATAGTGATAAGTTTCAATGATATTAGATTTTATCAACATGCTTACCGAGGCAGCAGATCCTCGTACACCGCACCCCGAAGATGCTATCTTTCAAGGTAGTGCCGCAGCAGCACAACAAGTAGCCGGGCTTAAAGCAGTGATCGCCAATCCCACTAACTTAACAATTAAATGGGACGGCAAGCCAGCATTAATATTTGGTCGCGACAAAGATGGTCAATTGGCTGTAATGGACAAGTATATGTGGGACGCTGGTGCCATGGCCAAGAGCGTGGAAGATTGGAAGACTTACGATGCTAATAAAGCGTCGGGCAATTTACGTGGCAGTTTGTACGATCTATTAGAAGTTGTATGGCCAGGATTAAATGCAGCAGTACAAGGACCTGGATTTTATTGGGGTGATTTACTATATGCCGGACAACTACAACCAGTCCAAGGCAAGTTTGTATTCCGTCCTAACCTAGTAGAATATCGTATTCCAATTGGTAGTCCTTTGGGCAAACAAATAGCCGGTACCGTAGGTGGAGTTGTGGTACATCAATATTACTCCGAGCGTGGTGCAACACCGGTGCAATGGAACGGCAAAGGATTGGCCACTGTACCCGGTGGTGTTGCTATTATAAGCCCAACTGCAGGCAATAGATTTGCATTAAAAACTCCAGTACAACAAGAACGAGCTGCTGATGCTGCACTACAAAAGTATGGGGCTGCAGTTGACCAATTATTAAGCACCGTACCACAGAGTGCTAGAGATAGAATTAAAACATACTTTAATAAGTTTATTACAGGCCAGACCAGGGAAGCATTGCATGACTGGTTAGCAGCAAATGTCAGTGCCAAACAATATCAGGCCCTAGCCGGCGACGATCATACGGGCAGTTTATTTGCACAAGATCAACAAGGACAGATTGTAGAAAGCCCAGGATATGCGGGCCTAAAAGCAATCTGGAACAGTATCTATGCATTTAAGCAAAATCTAGCAAAACAACTGGCGCCGCAGGTGCAGGGAATAGAAGAATACGTAAATGGACAGCCCGCTGGAGAAGGATTTGTGTTTCCTACATCTAGTGGACTAGTAAAAATAGTAGATCGTGAAGTATTTTCTGCGGCTAATTTTGCGAAAAATGGCTAACTGGTATAAATATTAACATGCGGGAACGCAAATAATTAAGGAGAATTAAAATGGCAATCGGAGTAACGAGAGTAAGCGGTGATTCGCAATTAGTAGTTAATGTTGGTGACGGATATACCAGAAATGCAAATGCACAAATTATTAACACAGGTATTGCAAGCCCAATCACAGCATTTAAAATTACAACACTAGGTATTACAGCTAACCTAGCAAACGAACTAAAAGGTCCAAGCGGAGCAGGTGTTACTGGTGCAGTTGATACACTACTAAAAGTAGTTTCTTCAAACGCTTCTGTACTAGCATATCAAGTTGACGCAGTTGGGGCAACAGCTCAATTGAGCGTTATTGTTGAGCGCAGTGGTTGGGACAGTGATACAAGTCTACAGAGTGTTATTCGTGCTTTAGCAGTTGCTTCAGGTAACATTGGTGCATACGGTAACGTATTCCCAACACTAGCAACAGTTACATCAACTGGCGGTATCAAAATAGCCTAATTGCTAACTAGCAATGTAAAAAAGCAGCTTCGGCTGCTTTTTTTATGACTTGGATAAATATTAACATGCGGTAACGCAAATAATTTAGGAGAATTAAAATGGCAATAGGAATCGCAAGAAGCGGAGGTTATAGTTATGCTGGTACAACTGGTGTGCTAAATGGTATTCAATATACCGAAGTTGGTCAAAGTGTAGTATTTTATATTGTTGCATCTGTAAACTTATCGGCTGAAGATGACGCATCAGATGAAGCGTTTGAAGCAATCATTCAACTTTTTCCACCTGTACTAGCATACTATGCTCATGCCACTAGTGGTGCAATCAGTTTAATTTGCGACGGTGTTAATGCACCAGATGCAAGCGTACTACAAACAGCACTACAAGCAATTGCTGCTAGAAAAGGTGCAGTTAACCTATCAAGTGCAACTGTTACTAACGGTACAAGCTTCGTAGTAGCTTAATTTTAACTTGTATTAAAACTAGAAAGGCAGACTTGTTCTGCCTTTTTTGTTGTCTATAAATATCTATATGAAATTCTTCACTGGAGTTACTTTAGTTGATATTACTGCAACTGGTGTTATTAGACACGTTGCAGAGCAAGAGCTTGAGCGCAACCAACAGCGCAATTGGGAAACCGTACTTCAAGTAATTGGCCTTAGAGCGCAACCACAGTTGATTGAAGGTCCTGTGGTTAGAGAATTAGAAGTAGACGAATCAAGCGGATTTGGAGAAATGTACTACGGAACACAGCGTGTCTGGATATTCTGCTTTGGTGTTGAGTACGAGGATGTTTTTTTAGATAGTAACGATCCTGTTGGCGGATTAGACAAAGATTTTGCCCAAGTTCCTATCGTTTGCGGGCTTAACGAAACTGCCCGTTTTATGCTACCAATTTTTTACCCCTATGGTGCAATTAAAAACATATACTTTAAACCTGGTAGAATTCACTTAAATACTATTTGATTCATTGGCACACTCAGGCAACTCTTATGGCACATTTTTTAGGCAACAACACAGAACCCTCTTTCTTTAACGAAACGGAAACAAAATGGCAGAGAGCGAAAGAACCAGCCTCGGGGCGCACGTGGATTTATGTGCTGAAAGATACCGAAGCTTGGAAAATAAATTAGATAAACTAGAAAATCGTATGAGTACAATGGAAGAGCATATCATCATCATACGAACGAAACTATCGGAGTCGGCTGCTGATGTGTCGGGTAAAACCAGCAATCAGCTGATTTCTATTGGCACAGTATTTGGGGCAGCATTACTGACAGGATTAATTACAGTATTCATTCAATTTATATTAAAATAATAATGAAGATAGTAGAACTCTTAAATAAAGTACATGTACCATTAACCAACGAAGAAGCAGACGTATTGGGACAATTTCATGATCGTGCAACTATTGCAAAAGAAGACTTTGATCATAGACAAACTGTAGTTGCAAACCACCTAGTTAATAAAGACGTACTGCTAAGAAAAAATGAAGAAGGCAAAATCTACTACAAAAAGAAAATCTGAACTTGAGGCAGCTCAAAGTACATTCGCTGAATTTGGCACCAAATATATAAAACGCTGGACAGAACAAGAACTTAAACAATATAGAACACAGCCCGTGGTTATCCCTGTTGGGAATCACGGGTTTTTTGTTGGGGGCTTTCGTATTAACGGAGTACACGCTGATTGCTGGGCTGTAGAAAAAATAGATGGGCGTCACGTACACAATTTTACATCAAAATCCGCAGCCATAATTTACTGCATTAGCGAAGTACGTGAAAAATACGAAGCAGCACAAACACTATTAGACTTAGATACTAAACTAGGCCGATTAGATTTAGACATTGTACACTATGAGAATACTTTAACAAAAACACAAGATCTTGTTAGATCTGCAGCGGTGTTAAATAGATGTATAGATGCTAAAATAACCCGCCGACATCTTTTGAATATTTTGAAAAAAACTTTAAATTCGGCTAAATACTTGAACTTTGGGAAACAACCACTATGAGATTAACAGAAATGGGCGTAAAGCCTTCCGCTAAAAAAATTAATAAAGTTATGGAAAGCCGCTTTGGCATTAAGATTGATTATGCTAATTTAGACTTCCCAAAAGCCTATAAATTAGCCCGTGGACTAACAGAAAGTCTGAATCAGATTAAAAGCAGCCACGGGGTACACCAAGCAGAAAAGAATCCAAAATACATGGAACTGCTAATGGTGCGCGAAGGCTTACATCGCTGGATGGTAGAGAATAAGCAACAGCTTATTATGGAAAGCGAAATGGGTAAGAGTCAAGCTATTCTTGCTGCCAAGGACATGGTTGACAGTATCCAGGACATGCTAGAAGATGTAAGTAAAATGCAAAATGAGCAAATGCCTGCACTACTAGATACTATCCGTGACCAAATTGGTATGGAACAAGCAGATGCATTTAAAGCCAGTGTTGGTTCGTTATTGGCTAACATGGTTGAACAGTTAGGTTCGGCACGTGAAAGTGCAGATCAAGCAGCCCGTGCATTAGCTGGCGAACAAGTTGCTCAGCCAATGGCAATGGGTGGCATGGGCGGTGGCATGCCAGCACCGGGTGGTATGGGCGGTGGTGACATGGGACTAGCGGCTGACATGGGTAGTGACCTTGATGCTGATGAGTTTGCTGCAACAGATGCAGCAGCAGGTGGTGATTTAGAACTAGGTAGAGAGAAGCGTTAATGCGTATACGCGATATCATCGTTGAAGATCATATTGACGATATGCTAGAAGATGAAGCCGACGGACGTGGTGATGCCAATTTAATCACCACGTTGGAGTTTTTACGTAATCGCGCTCATGATACCCATGTACAACCTCGTGTACGTGCTGATAGCTTAATTAACCTCGTACAAAAAACTGGTGACCAACAATTTACATTAGAAAATCTTCTTGACGCATACAGCGACAACGAAAACATCAAAGCATTAGTTAAAGACATCAAAGATGACTCTACTGGAGTCAAGTATGTCTATCTCCAACCATTTGCTGATGATTCAGAAATGGCTGCGATTGGAGATGAAAATGCTCCACGTACTGCACCAGAAAAGACTGTAGATGCAATGGCTAAGTCTGCTCTTGCAAACCGCAGTTAAATAATTTATAATAATCCTTTAGGAGTACTAATATGGCTTACTCAGGGCAAGTCTTAGATCATTACGAAAATCCTCGCAACGTTGGTAAACTTGACAAAACGGATCCCGCAGTAGGTACCGGATTAGTAGGTGCGCCGGCTTGTGGTGATGTATTGCAATTACAAATCAAGGTAGAACACGATGTCATTACAGATGCAAAATTTAAAACCTATGGATGCGGTAGTGCCATTGCGTCGAGTTCGCTCATCACAACGTGGCTCAAGGGCAAAACGCTGGGTGAAGCTGCAAGCATCAAAAATACTGAAATCGCGGAGTCTCTTGCGTTACCTCCAGTCAAGATACATTGTAGTATCCTGGCCGAGGACGCTATTAAAGCCGCGCTAGCAGACTACAAATCCAAACATCAGAATGCTTAATGTTTTATTTTATCATGCAAATGATACTATCAACTTATCTATTTCGGATAAAGAGATTTGGCTAGGCACTGCAGCTCTTTATCTTAAAACACATATTGAAAATAACTGTAAGGATATTGCTGATAAAGTAAATTGGCTTTTGCCAAAGCAAAGAAAGATGTCCAATGATGCATTAATTGATTATTGCATCACTAATCGGGTTGATTTTTTATGTACCAGTCATTATATTTGGAATCATTCGTTTTTACTTAATCAATTGAAATCTATTAGACAAATGTTACCTGGTGTAACATTTGTTGCCGGTGGGCCAAGTGTTGATGTTCACATTGCTGAAGATTTTTTTGCAACACATCCGTACATTGATTATGCAATATACGGATCCGGTGAATTTGCATTTGCAGACTTAATTTCTAGTCTACTAGAAAATAAAAAATTAATATCATTCAACACATCAAATATTGCCTGGTTTGATGATCAAAAAAATAAAACAATAGTTGCCAATTTTAAATATGTTCCACAAACAAAAGTAAGTCCTTTTTGTGCCAATGAAGAGTTTTTTACTGACATGGTCAAGGAACAGCAGCAGGATAACATAAACGTGGTATTACCCTATGATTTAACAAGGGGATGTCCTTATTCGTGTACATTTTGTGATTGGAATAGTGGATTAAGTAATAAAGTCACCAGACGCAAGGAAACTTATCAACAGGAAATTGATTTGTTTCAAAAATTAGGCATACACAACATTTATCTGTCGGATGCCAATGTTGGTCAATACCTCGAAGATATTGACCTGATTGAGTACATGGCCAAAAAGAATATAGAAGAACAAGCAAGATTTACTATTGATGGCAATCTTAGTAAACTAAGAGTAGAAAACAATCTTAAGATATTTCATTTGGCAGCGCAGGGAAATTTAATGAATCCAGACTGGGGATTTATGATTTCAGTACAGGACATAGATCGGTCTGTTTTGAAAAACATCGAACGACCAGATATTGGTTGGGAAAAATATAAAGAAGTTATTACAGAGCTTACTGTAACGTATCCACATATATCACCAGTGGTGCAAATGATCCAGGGCTTACCTGGGCAAACAGTGACTTCTTGGAGAAAATCACTAAGTGAGGTTATTAAATACAATGTAAAAATTTGTGTTTTTTTAAGCGAATTACTTCCCGCTAGCCCTGCAGTAATGGATCCTGAATATCAGAAAAATTTTAAATTCACGTATAGTAATAGTGAACGGTATGGTGGAAAAGAATTGTTTCGTGGAACATTCCCGGAATCATGCTATAGCTTTACTAAAGAAGATCAAGTTGAAATGACATTGCTAACAATGATCTATTCGTCATTGGCAAACTTGAAAATATTAAATCCTGACGCTGTAGAACATATTAATATTGAGTATTTGATAGATAGATTTATACTTTCGCCGGAATATACAATACTTAAAGAAAATTTGTACAATAATTGGTGTAACGACAAATTTTATTTTACAAAGAATTTTAACGGAAAATATGATACAAAGATATCTGCTTGTTCCTCAATGGCCACTTCCACTGAATGGAGTTCTGACTTAGCATTTCTTTCTTTTGTATTAAAAAATAGTGGTACAAAATATAAAAAAATACTATTAGATATTATTAGTAATAACAAAATGGAAATGGCATAATGATACAACTAACTGAAATAGCGGCAAAAAAAGTTTTAAAGCAACTAGAAAAAAGAGGACAGGGTATTGGTATACTAGTCGGTGTTCGTACTACTGGGTGCTCGGGTCTTGCTTACAAACTAGAGTACGTTGACAAAACAGCAGATGATATCATACAGTATGAAAGCCATGGTGTAACAGTTTTTGTAAGTCCCAAAGACCTTCCTTACATTGATGGTATGGTCATGGATTACAAACGTCAAGGTCTTAACGAAGGGTTTGACTTCATTAATGAAAAAGAACGCAACCGTTGTGGATGCGGAGAAAGTTTCCAGATTTAAATGATAATAGAAAAATTTAATTATACCCCCCTAGCTAGAGAAAGCGTAGAGGGCAAGCGCCATTACGCATTGCCCGATGGCAGTCGTGTGCCCAGTGTTACTACAATACTAGAACGTACTAAACCACAAGAAGCTCGACAAGCATTACAAGAATGGCGAAATCGTGTTGGCCATGAACGTGCTCAACAGATTACTACAGAAGCAGCCAATCGTGGAACACGTATGCATACCTATCTTGAGCGTTATGTTAAGAACGACGACCTAGGTGAATTTCCCACGAATCCATTTGCACAACCAAGTTGGTTTATGGCTGCACAAGTTATACTCGAAGGACTTAAACACGCCGACGAGTATTGGGGTAGCGAAGTGCCTTTGTATTACAGCGGTTTATATGCAGGTACAACAGACCTGGTGGGTGTTTGGAAAGGGCAACCTGCAATCATGGACTTCAAACAAACCAACAAGCCAAAAAAACGTGAGTGGGTCGATGATTACTTTTTGCAATTAGCTGCCTATGCCGTAGCGCACAACGACACACATGGTACTAATATAAATACTGGCGTTATCTTAATGTGTGCAAAACCCGCAGATGAAAACGACACACCAAAGTATCAAGAATTTGTTCTAGAACCCAAAGACTTTGCATACTGGAGTGATCAGTGGATGCGTAGGGTTGAACTTTACTATCTTACTGCATAATGGATCGCATCAAATTTAAATTTTTAGATATCCCTATTATTAGATCCTGTAATCTAGGATGCGGTGGATGTTTAACTTTTTCTGACAGTAAACAAATTAAAGGAACTGTGCGATTAGAAGATAGTTCGGGATGGCTAGAACACTGGGCAACTAAATTAGACCCCGAGATTGTAACAGTATTTGGTGGAGAGCCATTGCTACACCCGCAATTTGTTTCGTGGTGTAAAGAAGTTAGAAGACTGTGGCCCAACTGCGAACTTAGGATTAATACCAATGGATACTATCTTGACAAGTTATATGATAAAATACAAGAGTTATTCACCGAAGATATTAAACCACAGTTCATTGTAAGTATTCAAACAGGGCATGAACCTTACTATAGTAACGTGGTAAAAAATATTGAGCATCTCAAAGATTTAGTACTAGCACATTTTCGAGCAAAATATCCAAATAAGACTGTAGTTTGGAACTTATGGTTAGACGAAGAAGAAATATATAAAAAATGGTGGCGCATTGATATCAACGGAGTAGATTCCGGGATACGTATTACTCGCTGCGAACAGCACAAAATCCCATGGCAAGCACATTATCGAGGTGTCGAAGGCTCGCTGAAACCTTTTTACAATTACAATGATCTCTGGCACTCGGACAATCACAAATTTTGTCAAGCTAAAAACTTTGTAAATTTATACAAAGGCAAGTTATATAAATGCCCGACTGTGGCAGTTCTAGAGCACACACTTGAGACGTTTAATTTAACCGACGACCCGGATTGGTCTCCTTATCTAGAAAATTATCCCGGCTTAGATATAACAGCACAGAACGAACAAATTGCCGCATGGTTCGATGATCAAAAAAATCCAGAAAAAGTCTGCAACATGTGTGGGTTTTCGGGTCCAAAATACACAAATGGGCATTTAAATAGGCACGAACTTAAAGAGGGCTGGAAATATCAGGTCATTGACATTGATTCTTAGAAGATATTCTGTGATAAATATCTAATAAACAGTTAAGGGTACCCATGGCAGTCACACAAATATCTAGAATACAACACCGTAGGGGGATGGAGCAAGACCTACCACAATTAGCATCGGCTGAATTGGGGTGGAGTATAGATACTAGAAAACTATACATAGGAAATGGTACTACAGAAGAAGGTGCTCCTTCTGTTGGGGTAACTGAAATTCTAACACAATATTCGCTTACTAATCTAGCTAGCCTATTGGGTACCTACATTTTTCAAGGTACACGAGCTAGTTATACTGTACAAACTGGTCCTAGTTCCATTTATCCATCATACAGAAGCTTTCAAGACAAATTAGATGACTTTGTTAATATACGAGACTTTGGAGCTTTTGGTAACGGTATTGATGACGACACCGATGCTATTAATCGAGCATTTTCACAAATATATAAAGCAGGCACAGTAGAAACTCAGCCACTAGCTCGTCGTACAATCTATTTTCCAGGCGGAACATATATTGTTAGTGACACTATAAATATTCCCACGTATGCTACTGTATCCGGGGAAGGATACAATTCAAGTATTATTAAACAAACTCAAGGTAATAAACCATTAGCAAATATCACTGATAGTAAATTTCAAAGTGGTTCATCAATTGGATCGCTTAGTGCCACACTGCCTGATTCTGTCAAGATCACCGGCATGCAATTTTGGAATGCTAACTCACAAATTACTCAGCCATTGTTAAATATTGACAGTGCTTCTAATTTACAAATTTCAGGTTCGTATTTTAGATCAAATGTTTCACCAGGGTATTATCCAAACTTAGTTCATATATCAACATCAGTTGGTTCAACAAAACAACTTTCAATTGAACGTTGTATTTTTGCTAGTGCCGGTAATGGTATTTCTGTTCTAGCCAGTGGCGTAAGTTCTATTCAATTGATAGGAACTCAATTTCATAATATATCAAACGTTGCAATTGACTACGGTGACTCGGACAATATCAGTGGTCTCCAAAATTCATTTACTAACGTAAGGGTAATTTCTTCTGCAATAAAAGCAACCAATTGGTTTAATATTGGAGATAGATACACTAATTCAGGCCTGGCAGGATCAAGAGATGGTCTATCTCTTGGTAATCTTTTTATGGCCTACGGTAACGCTGCACCTATTAGTACCGTTACATCGGTCATTACTAGAATCGTTGCCAATACCTCTGGGGAAATTAAATACGAAATGAGTAATTCCTCGGCTCGTAGATTTGGTATATTTTACTGGGCCAATGATGGGATCACTACTACTTTTAGTGACAACTTCACTGAAACTACTACTAGTTTAGGTGCAAATATATTTGCTAATAGCAATTGCTTGATAGGTTCAATGACTACAGATGCAGCTAACTTTAAGTACGGTATTACTCAATTCTTTACACCTACTCAATAATTGATATTTAAACTACCAGTTGCTGAACGGCTCGGCCGTTGGAAACAATTTCGGAATTCAATTAGCTCTTTACCTGTAACAGAGGCGTTAGAGCAAACTTTGAATCTCTGGAATTCGTGTCCTTTTATTCCCTTTTATCTCCCGCCCGATACACCCAACCAATGGCCAGACCCATGGCAATTAATTAGTGAAAATTATTATTGTGATCTTGCAAAGACATTGGGTATAGTGTATACTTTATATCTAAGCGATCATAAACTTACATTAGAACCTGAAATACGAGTATATTATGATCCAGATACAAGATACACTTATCATATAGCTTACTTTAACCATGGGAAATATGTTATTAATTTGGTTGAGGATGAGATTGTAAATAACACACACGTCGATCAAAGATTAAAATTAAAATATTGCTATACAGCAATAGACTTAAAATTAGAACAATACTAGAGGCATCAATGACACAGATTCAAGTTACAAAAAGAAATGGTACTAAAGAATTTTTAAACATAGAAAAAATGCACCGAGTGGTTATGTGGGCCACCGAGGGTATTACTGGAGTAAGCGCCAGTGAAGTAGAAATAAAGAGTCACATTCAATTTTATAACGGTATTAAAACTGCAGATATTCAAGAGACAATAATTAAGTCGGCGGCTGATTTAATATCTGAGGAAACACCCAACTATCAGTACGTGGCCGGTAGACTAATCAACTATCATTTGCGTAAGCAGGTATATGGTAACTATACTCCTTGTTCACTGTTAGACTTGGTAAAAAAGAATGTGGAGTCTGGATTTTACGACGCAGGCCTTCTTGCCGCTTACACTGAAGATGAGTGGGAAACTTTAAATAGTTATATCAAGCACGAACGTGATGAACAATTTACCTACGTGGCCATGGAACAATGGCGCGGTAAGTATCTTGTACAGAACCGTGTCACCAATGAAATCTTCGAGACACCACAGATAGCATATCTATTGATTGCAGCAACATTGTTTCAGAATTATTCTAAGGAAACCCGACTACAATGGGTAAAGGATTACTACGATGCTGTTAGCCTTCACGATATTTCTCTGCCTACTCCTGTCATGGCTGGTGTACGTACTCCACAAAAGCAGTTCTCAAGCTGCGTACTCATTGAAACTGACGACAGCCTGGATAGCATTAATGCTACTACAAGCAGTATTGTTAAGTACGTCTCCCAAAAAGCCGGCATCGGAATTGGTGCAGGTAGAATACGAGCCTTGGGTAGCCCAATACGAAGCGGAGATGCTTACCACACCGGCGTTATACCTTTTTACAAGTTGTTCCAAAGCGCAACACGGAGTTGTAGTCAAGGGGGTGTCCGTAACGGCGCTGCTACATTGTACTACCCAATCTGGCACCTCGAGATTGAGGACCTAATTGTATTAAAGAACAATAAAGGCACTGAGGATAATCGTGTACGTCACATGGATTATGGCGTACAATTTAATAAATTAATGTATGAAAGATTAATTACAGGTGGCGATATTACCTGCTTTAGTCCCCATGATGTACCTGAAATGTTTGAGGCCTTCTTTAACGACCAAGAACGTTTTAAAGAGTTGTATGAGCGAGCAGAACGTAACACCAAGTTAAGAAAGAAAACTTTTAAAGCATCAGATTTGTTTAGTAGATTCATGCAGGAACGCAAGGATACCGGAAGAATATATTTGCAGAATGTAGATCATGCCAACACTCACAGTCCGTTTGACGAACATGTGGCCCCGGTTAAGATGAGTAATCTTTGCGCTGAAATAGATTTGCCAACCGTACCATTGAAAGATGTCAATGACGAGGATGGTAGGATCGCCCTGTGTACTTTATCAGCGATCAATTGGGGCAATGTAAAAAGCCCACATGACTTCGAAAAGATGTGTCGTTTGGCAGTACGAGGACTGGATGCGTTACTAAGTTATCAGAACTATCCAATCCTGGCTGCTCGGCTGGCTACCGAGGAGTTTAGACCACTGGGCATTGGTATTATTAACTTTGCCTATTTCCTAGCTAAAAATGATGTTAGTTATAGTGATCCACGTGCATTACCGTTAGTAGATGAGTATGCAGAGGCCTGGAGTTATTATTTGCTCAAGGCTTCTGCGGACCTCGCGGAAGAACAAGGCGCATGTACTAGATGGAACGACCTAAAGAGTGCAAAAGGCGTATTACCCATTGACACACGTAAACTAGATGTGGACGAGTTAGTTCCTTATGTAGAACGTATGCCATGGCAGAGTTTGCGTGAACAGGTACAACGTACTGGACAGCGTAATGCCACATTAATGGCACTGATGCCTGCAGAGACAAGCGCACAGATCAGTAATGCCACTAATGGTATTGAGCCACCGCGAAGCTATGTTAGCATTAAAGGTTCAAAACACGGCCAATTAAAGCAAGTTGTGCCTGAATATCGTCGTTTAAAGAACCGATATGAACTACTTTGGGACCAAACTAACCCCGAAGGTTATCTCAAGCTATGTGCGGTGTTACAAAAGTATATTGACCAAGGTATTAGCGTAAATACTTCCTACAATCCACAGCACTATGCAGATGAAAAGATTCCCATGAGCGAGATGTTACAACATCTCATAATGTGTTACAAATATGGATTGAAGCAATTGTACTACTTCAATACCTTTGACGGACAAGGCGAAATCAATGTAGACAAAATGACTGCTGATATTAAACTAGAAGATGATGCAGCACAGAGCCAAGAAGATTGTGATAGTTGTGTAATTTAAGAGAGAACAATGAGCGTATTCAATATCGATAATAAAACAGATCATACCAAGGCCTTGGCATTCTTGGATGAATCTGGTGCAGCACCCATACAGCGTTATGATGTATTAAAATATAGACAATTTGATAAACTAACAGACAAGCAATTGGGATTCTTTTGGCGACCCGAGGAAGTGGATGTATTACGTGATGCAAAAGATTTCAAGGAACTGACTGATCATGAACGACATATTTTTACAAGTAATCTTAAACGACAAATTCTTCTTGACAGCGTTCAAGGTCGCAGCCCCAATTTGGCTTTTCTCCCTCTTGCTACTATCCCTGAGCTTGAGACCTGGATCCAGACTTGGAGCTTCAACGAGACAATTCATAGCCGTAGTTACACTCACATTATACGCAATGTGTATAGTGATCCAAGTGCCGT